GACGAAAGAGAAATTCTGGGAAAGATTCAGACAGCTACGAAGCGAAGGCCTAAGCAAAAGCGATGCTTACCGATTAACAACCATAGAATTTCTCGAAGCCCTAGCGAAAAAGAATAGGCAGGACTGAACGGAACCCCACATTTCACGGTCCCCACGCTTCTTTTTGGACCCGCGCCGGTGAGGGCCCGCGCGGTTACCCAGCTCGGAGAGCCGAGATGGGAAATGCGGCCCCTAAAATTGTAGGGTGAGAGAATAATGAGCAGAATAGCAGAGTTGAAGGAGAAGCTGAACGCGTTCTATCAAAGCGAGTATGCAGATATGACTGTTAAAGAATTGCTGACTGGAACAAGCAATGTTTCTCTTCCAACACTCGTGCAGGCTCGCGCCATGCTGGTTCTCCAGAACTTCATAGACCTACGCGAGATCGCCATGCGTATCCGAGTCTCTAGGGGTGCGGGTAAAACTGTGGAAGTCCAGGTTATAACCAGACCGGACTACGACAGCTGGACGGAGGGCTCCGCGCTTTCAGCGGGGGACCCAGCGCTCACAAAGAAGACCGTTACGCTCGCACCCTTCGGCAAGGTGACAAAGATAAGCGATCTGCTCGCTAACGTTTCAGCCATAAACTTTGTTGAGCAGATCGGGCAGGTTCACGGCGCATGTGTACGTCAAGGAATCCTCGACAAGATTGTTGATGGGATGGCAGGCGCAGCCTCTCCGAACAGTGTATCGGTCGGCACCGCAGGAGACGCTACGGAGGCAAACTTCACATTGTCAGATGTAACCTCAGCGATAAGCGCAAACCTCACCGCAGGCTTCACACCTAACTTTATTGTCACTGCTCCGGATAAGCTCTGGGCGGCATTCACAACTGACTATGATGTAAAACAGTTCTACGGCTCTCTAAACGACATAATGATCAGCGGCAACATCCCGAGGGTTCTCGGATTAGACTGGCTGATGGACCCCTACTTTGAACTTGCGATTAACGGCGGCTCATTCTGGAACGGAACCGACGGCGAGAAATATGCAATTATAGGCACAAAGGGAACAAGCGCGATCTGGGCCGCACTGCAAGAAGAGCCTGTCGTCGAGGTTTACCGGGTCGGCACCGAGCTCAGCAACTACATCGTCACTCACATGGACGGCGGCGCATCTGAAGGACCCGACGCAAGCATCTGCATAATCAGCCACGCCGCATAACAATCCAGACAATCTTTGAAAACACACATTCCCCCATTTTTTCGGGTTTCATTTCATGCTAATCGAATATGTGAGGTTTAGAAGTGATGGGAATAACAGATAAGTTGGGATGGAAGAGCGAGTGGCACATCTACAAATGGAATGATCCGGACAATCAAGTAGCGCGTATGCTACGAAACGGCATCTGCACAGTTGAAGAGGCAATCAGGCAGTTTCAGGAACGCTTCTTGGGACATGAAAAATTCGAGGGTAACGTAGCTCTAAACGAGGGACTACAATTGCTCATAGACATCATCACTGGCATCGACACTGTTAGCAACAAGTGGGATAATGCAAATGCGAGGCTCGGTGTCGGCGACGGCACAGTTGCGGAAGACGCAACGCAGACAGGCTTGCAGGGAACAACCACAACGTTTGTCGGCATGGATGCTGGTTATCCGCAACGTTCAGGTCAAACAGCGATCTGGCAGGCAACCTTTGATGGGACGACAGGTAATCATTCATGGCAGGAATTCACGGTTGTCAACGGAGCAGACGACACCGCAACCAACCTGAACAGAAAAGTTGTGGATAAAGGAACGAAAGCAAGCGGCGAGACCTGGACGCTGCAGCTTCAAATAACATTCAGTTAGACGTGATCCAGAATGGTTCGCAACTTCGGAGTCGACAAACTCGCAAGCAAGCATGTAAAGCAAATAATGAAGATGTATGACGAAAAGATCGCGCGGCTGAAACGTAGACTAGACGAGACTATAGACTCGGAAGAACGAACATTCCTCGAACAGAAAATAGAACGGCTCAAACAGAAGTATCAGGCAGTCAGCAAAGAATTTCTGCAAAGAACAAGCATAAGCGCCGACGTGCAAGTCGTAGAAGACACCGTCAGAAAGAAAGTACGGACAAAAGTCGTTTACTGTCCCAACTGCGGCGCGGAACCCATCACTCTAGAGACCGCAGAATACGACGGAATCCTGGTCTACAAGTGTCCAGAATGCGGATACGAAAGCAGAGAACAGATACAGGAGTGACATCTATTGGCTAACAGATTTATCGATCCGACTTATGCTACAGGCACGCTTGCCGGAACATGGACTTTTACTAATGGATCTACTTCTGTAACTGGAACAGGCGGGAACGCCACGATCCTGTCTGCCGGCGACTATGTGAAACCGTCAACCACAAATGAATGGTATAAAATCGCAAGCATCACGGATGACAACAGCTTCACGCTTACGTATGCCTTTGCTCAAACAACTCAAACAGATGTTTCCTGTCAGTACAATAGTGAAGATGGCACCTCCGCGTCTACTCCTCTCTGTCACATTAATCAAGCAACGACCGATGAGATAAGAACCGCAGGCGACGTAATCTATCTGAGACGTGGCCAGACATACCTGTATGAAGCGACGGACATAATATTCGATGAGGATGGAACGCCGAGCAGCCCGATAACACTGATGGGCGACGATGGAACAGGGTGGCCCACAGAAAGCGGTTATTCCAAACCGATTATAGATTTCAATAATTCTACAAGAAGAATAGTTATAGACAACGATGAAAATTGGCATTTCAAAGACATTGAAGTGAAAAATGAAGGCGGAACGATCTATAATTCAGGCGGATTCTATGTAAATTCTACGAGGATCATATTATTTGAAAACGTGACGGTTCATGGTTGCGCATCTCGTGGAATAAATACTAGTGGTTCACAAGTAATTTTGAGAAATTGTGAGTTCTATGACAACACAACGTATAACACCTATGTAAACGGAATAACAGAAATATATAATTGCACATTTAATGGTGGGACTCTAGGAACTAGCTACGGGATATATGCAAGAGGCATGGTCTATATCTATGATTCCAGCCTTGGTGAAACGACATCTCATAGCGGTTACGACATTTATTGTTTTCCAGAGACCAAAGTCTGGATGAGAAATACTAAATTAAGTTCCACAAACAAATACTATCTACGATATTCGTCCAGCATATACATAGAGGATAAAGATGGATCCGTCAACGTGCATGAATCCCATCACTCCAACGGCGATATTTACAGAGATACTACAACAGTAAGAACTGGCGGTGCAGACAGTTCTGCAAGAGTGGAGCCAAACTCGAATTGCACAACTCACTTTCCACTCAAAATGTTCGAGTTTGTTATTTGGGCGCCAGCATCACAGAAAACATACTCAGTCTACATGTATGCAAGTGGATGGACGACGCTGCCGACCGCGTCTGAATGCTATATTGAGGCAGAATATTACAGTTCCGCGACGGATGCAAACAAGTCAACTGTACGGTCAACACAGGCATTCACTGCTAACGATGCATGGACAGAATTTAGCGTTACAGTTACTCCTGCACAGGAAGGAATACTCAGACTGCGTGGATACTTGAAGAAGTATGAGGCAGGCGCTAAAGTCTACGTGGACATCAAACCAGTGATTTCATAATGACAAATAAGGCATTTTGGGTTTTTGGTGAACCAGTCCGCAGCGACGAGTCAAACTTTTACTGGGCATTCGGGGAGCCGCACATAATATATGAAGCTCCCACCGTGCAGGCAATCACCGTTTCAGACACGATTGGTCTCTTCGACGCCATATTAGTCAACAAGAATCTGACCATTACAGATCAGATCGGACTTCAAGACCAGATTTTAGGCAACAAAACATTCAGCATTGCAGATCTAATTAATCTGAACGATGTAGTTCTCGCCTTAAAAAACCTTAAAGTTTCAGATTCTGTCGGCTTGTCTGACAGTGTGGGGACAGATAAGAATCTGATAGTTGAAGACTTGATCAGCCTAGCCGAGCAGATCTTAACTAACAAAAACATCATAGTTACGGATCAAATTTCGCTGCAGGATCTCGCAACACTTGTCTCAGCCCTTGCAGGTATAATCCGTGTTTTGTTGGAGAAGCTGCAACGTGAAGTCAATCTTGAAGTCTTGTCTCGCAAGGTTGAGTTGGAAATTTTGAGTCGTAAAGTCGATTTGGAAGTGAATGGCTGATGCCGTATAAGGGCGAAACAATCCGGATAAAGGCAACCTTAACCGATTTCGACGGTTCCCCACTTACACCAGACAGCCAAACAGTCCACATTTATGGCCCGAGCGATAGCGAGGTCTCTGGAAGCCCCTTCACGCCTACACAGTTAAACACAGGTGTCTACTGCTTAGATTATTCTATTCCTTCCGATGCTGATGAAGGCACATACAAGGTTGTCTGGATCGCGACGAAGGGCGGAAAGTCAAGCCCCGGAGTATTAACGTTTAAAGTGGTGAATCCTTAATGGGCAATTACGTAACACGGGAAGAAGCGAAAGATTATACGCGGATGACATATCTTGACTTGGGATTTTCAACTGAGAATGAGTATGATTCTTTCATCGACCAATTAATAGATCAAGCCGAGGAAATCATTGATAATTACTGCCGCGTTCCATCAGGATTCTTCAAAGATGACGGCTTAAGCTTTACGGAGCTCCACGACTGGGATGAAAGCGGAATAATCCATCTCAAATACTACCCAATCATCGCGATCACGAAAGTTGAACTTGACACAGCCGGCTACAACCAGACGGCTAATTGGACTGAAATTTCAAGCACCTATTACTATACGGAGCTCAACAGCGGAATCATAAAGATTGTAGGGAAGTCTCCGGGACACGTAGAGAAGAGTGTTCGGGTAACCTATACGGCGGGATACTCCTCAACACCCTACACGATCCGCAATGCCACGCTGAACCTGATCAGCAATATTCTTCATGGAATGCTTGTTCGACTGTCCGGCGAAACCGTGAATACCGGAGACTTCACGATACGTTACAGCGCGGCGAAGGAGGCCTTCACCAGCGAAATTAAAGCGTTACTTGGACCCTACAGGCGTGGATTAGCCATGCGAGGCTGATGCATTTATGACTCTGACTCTTGAGCAGCTTGAAAACCTCAGGTTTACGCGGAACTCAATCGACGTCGCTGCCTTCCCCCTCGCCATAGGCTGGCCCTTCGGAAACGTAAAGGTAATCTCAAGAGATTACGGAGTCCATACGCTTCCGAGCTACTGGAAGGAGCTGTTTATGATTACCTTCTGGGTTAACGCGGAGCAGGCGAACCCATATTACGGTTTCTGGAGGCACTATTCGGTCTGGGAGGAACACATGTATGACAATGTAGTTCCAAACTCCGGCGACTTCGAATATCGGGTTACCACGCTTGAAAGAGTCTTCGTCATGAAACTCACCCCTAAAAATGGGAATTACGTCACGCTTAGCTTTAGAATCTTCAATAATGGGAACCCCGTTGCGATCGCGGTTAGGAATGACAGTTCAACAACTGAGGTCGAGGTGACCGTAAGCGGCATACAAGTATTTTATTTGAAGGCGGATAAGGTTGCGAAGGGAGCAAGCATAACTGAAATCTCGACCTATGCGGAGAGCTGGCCTGTTGGAGCAAGCGAGATTACGTATTCCGGCACTGACGAGAAATATGTTCAGATAAGCTTCGATATTGAAACACAGATTAGATGGGGCACAGCCCTCGACGGCTATATGGACGATGTGAAAAGTTGGGTTGGAGACCCCTCAGGATGGAGCTCTTACGATGATGTAGTCGCACAGGTCAAGCAGGCTTGGCTTAACGAGTTGAACAGTCTCCCAGTTCAGCTGGACGGTTTCGACGTGAATTTCTACAGGGCGCTTACGGCCTGGCTCGGCATGATTGTCGATGCAACAGAGATTCAGTTCAACGGTTTCAAGGCGAACGGGCATATCCCGCAGGACACCCCATTCGTCTTCATCATTTCCAACACTAATGTTTACAGCCACGCATGGCAGGGAAGCCTCTGGGATATCGGGTATGGCAGCTTCTACCTGCTTTCGTTATTGAAGCCTGACAAGGCGGAAGAATTCGTCAGGGGCATGCTTGCCGTTAATGAGCATTACGGAACGCTTACGGGATACGGGAACGTTATAAGCGCCGGTGTGGATCAAGAACGTGACCATCCGGATGATTCAGTCGGCTTCTTCCTGATCCTTGCTGAGGCTTTATGTTTTGACTTCAATCTTGATTGGCAGTCTGTCTTCAATCTTGCAGATGCTCTTATGAATGACTGGCGTACAACATACTGCGGAGGCGTAACGGAGCAGGGATACTTCCCCTACGGTGTAGGCGGCACTCCGAATCCGCAGACGATGGAGCTGATCTATTTCGAGTATCTCCTCAGCTTTCTAGCCTCGAAGGTTGGAAACACAGCAAAAAGGGATTTTTATCGTGGATTCGCCGAGGATACGGGTCTCCTCAGCCAGATGTACGATGCGGATCAGAATAGATTTAGGGTTCCAGACAGCCCTTACGATTGGAGTGAAGGAGAAGCCTCATCCAGCACTATGTTTTTCTATTACAGTTACTGCAGCCCAGAGCAGATCGAGCAGATCGTCGATTTAGATGTGTACCTTTCAGATCTGCAGTATTTCCTCGACTACAATAATTTTTATAATGAGTTTCAAGTTGCGGCTCCTTACATACCTATTCTTCACAATCGGCCGGATATTTCATGGCTGAACGTTAACAGCCTTGTCTTTCCAAGCCTCAACAACATGATTGCGAACGCTTACAGCATCTGGGAAGACTTCCAGACTCCTAGAACCGGGGATCTTTACGGAAGAAGCGGCTACGAGGGTTACGCCTCTAACCATGCGCAATACATCCTCAACTATCTCGGGCTCTATCATATCCAGGGATATCCATTCACGTTTATCGGGATTCCGCAGGGAAACTATCGGATAGGCGATCTACACGTGATTGTTGAGGGTTCAGGCGGCTTTATCGATGAAGTAACGTTTAACGGGTTCGCATGGAAAAGTTTGAAATTACCGGCAAATGTGAAAGATCTTTCAGGAGTCTTAAAAATTAAACTGACAGACAGCGATTCAGCTTGGAAGAAGAGCCGCTTCATTCTTCCAGACAACGGATACTATGCGTTGAAAAGCATAACTGACAGGCCGCTTGCCAAGAAATTTACCTTTACAGTCTCAAGTCCAGTCTCTGAAACTCACAGAATAAATCTTTACTTTGAGGATACTCCCCGAAATGTTTCAGGCGTAGAATCATGGAGTTACAATCCGGAGAACAAGATACTGAGTTTAACCGTTAAGACTAGCAGCAACTCGACTGTTACTATTGATTACGGCGAAGCGATCTGTCCAGACAGATTCTCACATATTCTTACCAGATATGGAGTCGAGGCGACTGTTAAGAGAAATCTTCCCAAATCAACAGATGAGTATGGAAATCTGATTGAAAGATGGGTTGAGATAGATACGGAAAACGTCATCGTTAAGGTTCTGAAAAGCCGGGAGACATTCCTAATAGCCGGAGTCATGCAAGAGGCTGACGCGAAAGCACTTCTAAAATCTGCAAGCCTCATCGAGCCGGGAGACAGAATCCATCTCGGAGAATCTGAGGTTTATCAAGTCTTGACGCTGGCTCCGAGAAGGGTTGGAAAATGTGTCCATCATCTTGAAGCCATTTTAAAACGTGTGGTTGAAGAATGACCGACATAATCGATGTTAAAGAGAAGATCCGGGAAATCTTGCTTTCCGACCCTAACGTTTCCGGCTATGTAGGAAACTGCATCTATATCGGCTGGTTTGAACGGGACTTCACGCTTCCCTGCATCACAATTTATGACCCCTCAGAGACCGGTGAGGTCGGCATGCTCGGAGGAGATAAGGATCAATATAACGGCACTGTACAAATTGATGTTTGGAGTAAGGACCCGTTAAGCCGTGATGAACTGGCTAAGGCGGTTAAAACCGCGCTTGGCAATAAAACGAATTTTCAAAGCATGCAGGCATCCGGTTTCATTATAAGCAGCCCGACTGTCCGCGCCTTAGACGAGCTGGATGTGAAGCCGCCGGTTTACCGGAAGAGCCTGCAGTTCACGGTCCTCTACTGGACGGATAGCTACGCATAGAGGTGAAACCGTTTGAGTACAGCAGTTTATGCTGGTAAAGACGTGGGTATAACTTTGCAGATTCCTGTTGAGAGGGAACCCCATAAAGTTCCAAGCGTTGAGCCGTACACTATTACGTTGCTGAATACGCCCATAAGCGACAGGGATATGGATGGAGTTGCAGACGAAACCGCGCATGTCACAGTAGTAGATAAGAACGGCAACACTGTCACGCCTGTTTCTGTTGACGATGATACGGGACAAGTTACTTTTGACGCTGCTGATGCCGGCAAGACTGTTTATGTCACTTACCGGTTCGACTCCGCCCCTTACGTCGCGCAAGAATTGACTTTAGAGCCGAAAAGCGTGATTGAAGGGCTGGATGGGCTTGGAAGCGACACAATTCAGGTATGGGCTGTTCTGAAAAAGGAGATAGCCGGCTCAATAAAAGAGGCTTTCCAGCATGGAAACGTTGAGCAGCTTGCACGGACCGGGCTGCCTAAAATCTTCTATGAAAATTTCGAGAATGCTTCTCGATGGGAGCCTTTATCCGGCACTTGGGAAGTCACGAACGACAAGAAGTATCACATGGACAATACGACATGCTTCTCAGTGATAAAGGAATGGAAACCCAAGAATTTCTATGCGAAGTTTGAGATGAGCATGACCGATGCCGACTGTCATAATGGGCTGGTTTTCCGTTTTCAAGACGAAGGGAACTGGTACATGTTCGGCGCAAATGCCTATACCGACCTCGTGTTTTTCGGAAAGAAGATAGCCGGCGGATACTGGACATCCATCGCTACCTACTCAACAACGATAGATCCCAACATCACGTATAGTTTTGAGGTTCTCGTAAAAGACAACGATTTCAAAGGGATCTTTGAAGGCGACCTTGTCCTCGAAGTTTCAGATACTGATCTTCAATCGCCTGGCAGAATCGGTTTCGGCGGTGACGGCGCTTACGGACAGGCGTGGTTCGACAATCTCAGAATATATAGTCCCCCACTCCGCAGCGGGGAATACGGCATAATCGCAAGTTGGAATCAAGCCGGCTCAGCCGTAAAAATCGGTTTGGACGGGGTTGTCTTCCCGGAGGGAAGCATCCCCGCGCCTAAAGACGGCCCCGCGTATGTAGATTCGCCGTTCAGGGCGAGAAGCATCAAGGTAATCACTTAAAGGAGGAAATGAATGAATGAGCGTGTATGTTGGGAAGAACGTGCAGGTAACCATAACGAAGACGACTGAAGGCGACATGGGTTCTTTCATAGCTCAGGAGGTAACCTTAGAGCCGAAACAGGCAGTTGAAGGCATAGACGCTTTGAACAGCGACGAGATCCAAGTATGGGCGCCTGGACTAAAAACCTACGAGGGCACCATTAAGGAGGCTTTCAAGGTCGGCTCAGACGGCAAGACAATGCTCGACAGAGCAGCGCCATTCCAGAGCAGCCTTGAAGAGTACACGATGAAGCTTGTCTTCGACGGAGGCGCAGGAAACAAGATAACAATAACACTGACAGGTGTCATCTTTCCAGAGCCAAGCATCGCTTCCCCAAAGAATGAGCCTGCATACGTAACGACCAGGTTCAGGGCGAAAAGCGCAACGGTAAGCATCGAATAGGCGGTATAATTGCGGATCACAAAAGATATGGTTCTTAAAGGCGTAGACCTACGATTAGACATCCCAGCCAGAGAGTATGGAGAAGACGCCGTCTTCACGGTTGCCCCTCCAAATGCTGGGGACATGGCTGAAGCGAGAACGATCAGACTTGAACATTTAAAAGTCAAAGACGCATCCGTCAATCTTGAAGATCTCATACGGAACGGCAGGGTTGATTTTTCAAAGATAGACTTATCCAGCGCGCAGCGGGGCATAGACGAAGCACGGTTCTATCTCGTCAGCAGAGCCTTAACCCGAGGAATGAATGAGGAATGGACAGTTGAAGATGTTAAACATTTGAAGCCTGAGGTCTTCGAGCGCCTCTGGAGAACAGTTGACGGACTCTGCGGATTCACAGCTGAGGCGGAGGAGCAGATCAGAAATTTTCAGAAAGCCCGGAAGGGCAGGAAATAATCATTCTCCACCAGCTAGGCTATCGAATAGCCCGCGACCAGCAGAGCCTAACGCCCTTACAGCGTAAAGTCCTAATTTACGGCTACATCTTTTTCGCCAAATCCATACGGGAAGCAATATCTAGAAGCGTCGAGCCGCAAAGGGAAGTCCGAGACCTCAGCGAGCTTGTAGGCCTACTCCCAAAAAGGAAGAATGAAGATGCGGATTGAATTTTTAGGCTTGAAGGAACTTGAGAGCACCCTTTCAAACCTAGAGGATAAGCTCGACAGGATGTTAGAAGAGGCTCTCGATGAGATTGCTGAGAAGATCCGGGATGACGCGAAAAACTCTGCTCCAGTAGATACAGGTGCATTAAAGAAGAGCATCAGAGTCGAGAAGAGAGGCGGACTGAAGGTCTCGGTTGTCGCTGGGGATGGTGGAGTAATAAATCCGAGGACAGGCCGAGAGGTTGATTACGCCGGGTACGTCGAGTTTGGAATAAGCCGTATGAGCCCTCAGCCCTACATGCGGCCTGCGCTTGAGAAGAACCGTAACATAGTCATGAATATTGTGAGGAAGAAAGTTTTGGAGGCATTGAGATAGGTGCCTTTCGACCTAGCGTCCCTTATTATTCGTGTCTCAGCAGACATAGATAATGCTGTTTCAGGATTGGAAAACATCAAGTCAAGCCTTTCAGGATTCAAGGACATTGCGAAGACGGCGGCAGGCGTCCTGCTCGGTGAGCTTGCCCATGACGCTCTCGGAGCATTAACCTCCGTCTCAGATGAAGCAGCCCGTGGATTCATGGATTACGAGCAGACTTTGACGAAGATTATTTCAGCGACAAGCCTGACGGAAGCGGAAGCAGAAAGACTCCGTCAGACATTGATGCAGGTAAGCGAGTCACAGACAGACTTGGGTTTCAGTGCTGCTGAGGCTGCACGGGGACTCGAGGCACTTGTTAAGGCAGGCATGTCAGCAGACGAGGCGGCACAAGCTTTACGGTCAGCCTTGTCACTGGCGCGTCTAGAAGGCATAAGCACAGAGCAGGCTGCGGGGCTTCTCGTCCAGACATTAACAATGTTCGGCTTGTCCGCTGAGGAGTCTGCTCGCGCCTTAGATGCTCTCAGCAAGGCTGCAGATGCGGGCATCGACACAGCTGCAGGTTATGCTTCTGGTCTTGCTAATTGCGGAGCAGCCGCTGCAAATATGGGTTTAAGCCTCGAAGAGACCCTCGCAGCCCTAGTACAACTGGACAAGACTTACGGGAGCGCTACGGAGAGCGGCACATATCTGAACGCTATGTTTAAGGATCTAGTCTCGAAGGCGGATGATCTCGGCATCAGCCTCTACAATGCGGATGGATCTATGCGTAGCCTCGACGACATTATCGGACAGATAAGAAGCAAGATCCAAGAGTTCGGAGAAGATCAAGCAGCAATAAACGAGTATTTAAGTATCTTTGATGTTCGGGCGCAACGCGCCATTTTAGGACTCATCAATTATCAGGGATCAATATCTGAAACGATGAGACAGATGGAAGAGGCCCGCGGAGTTCAGGAAAAAGTCAATATGATTATGGATACAACGGCCGGTAAACTTGCCAGGCAGAATGCTGAGATGGAGAACGCGTCCTATCAGCTCGGCCAGATGAGCAGCCAGATGCAGATCGCATGGAAACAGTTCGCTGCTGGTCTTGGGCCAATCGGGGCTGTTACAGATGCTTTGGGACCAAGCATGCTTCAAGGCGCCATTACAGGTTTGATGATGAATCTTCCATCCTTAAGTGGTGCTTTACAATCGCTTAGAGGCGTACTTGTCGGTTTAGGTCCGGCAGGCTGGGCTATAGGAGCCGCAATTGCAGGTGTAACGGCACTCTACATGGCTTACGAGACGAACTTCATGGGGATGCGTGACATAGTTGATAACGCGGTTGCGCAGATCCAGAACATGCTTGGAAGTCTTTCAAACGCTGTTCAGGGCGCATGGGAAACCGTAACGTCGACTCTTGGAGGTATAGGTGCCGGTATCGTTTCAGGCGCAGAGAATTTATGGCGAACCTTGACAGGCGGATTTACGCCTCCCGCTCCCGCAGCAGCGGCAGGCGGCCTAGTGGGTGTCCTTGGAGAAGTTGCTAGACCTAATATTAATGTCACTGTTGATGTTCACGACAACAAAATCTCAGATGAGATGGATAAAGAGAAGCTTGTGAGGGACATCAGTTCTCGGATGATTGATGAGCTCCGCAGATACGGGGTGATCCCATAGAATGGTTGATGTTCAGCTCCTAATTAACGGCGTTGAGCCCAGCATTGTCCGTTCAATCAGCGTTGTTGACGAGGGGAAGGGTAAGATAACTTTTCATGTTCCGCATACAGTCAATGTTAGCGTTGGGGATACGGTTGAGGTTAAGGTCGACGGCTTCACAATAGCGAAGGGAACAGTCTTTAAAATTGAGACGGAGAGGAAGCGTTGGCGGAGAACAGTCCATTGTTTGGGAAGAACGGACATTCTATACCGTGAATACGTTCTGGATTCTAACCATCGGGTTTACGCGAATATGGATGCAGGCGCAATTGTAAAAGACCTCGTTGATCATTATTTTTCCGGCATTTTAACCAGCAACAACGTTAATACTTCAACGGGAACAACTGTTGACAGGATAGACGGGTATGGAAAGACTGTTGGAGACGTAATTGAGGATCTCGCGGAAAGGGCGGGCTGCTGCTTCTACGTTGACAACAGCGACGATCTCCACTTCTTCTTAGAAGGCGCGGAATCAAGCGGGCTGACAATAAACGAGTCAGACGTCCACGAATTGAAGACAACTGCTTGGGGAGAATCGATAGGCAGAGTCACGGTTGAAGGCCAGTCTGGATTCTCCGCGTCAGCCGGCTCAAGCATCCCACATATTTACATTCATGACAGACGGGTAAGAAGCATAACTGAAGCCTCAGATTTAGCGTCGACACTACTGAATATTTATAATGCCACAAGGAAATCAGCAGAGATGACGCTTTATGATTTTTGGAATCTCCATACAATGCAGAGTGTAATCGTGAACCTGCCGAATGATGGATATGACAACTCAACGGAGATTGTAAGACGGGTTCAATGGGACTTTAGGGTTGGAAAGACCTTTACAACGGTCACTGTTGGGGATGAAAATCCAGACTTCAACAGCGCCATATCCCGGATTCTCAGAGGCTTGAATGTTAAGCGGGACGACCTCGACGTTTACGGGGAACGCATGCATATCAGATTCACGGGCGAGTCGGATCAAGGCTATACCATTAGCATCGAAAACACAGGGTCCTATGATATTTCAAGCGGCCGGATACGTCTTGAAACGGGAACAGGAGCAACTGGACCGAATAACCCCTCAAGCGTCTATCTATATAACAATGAGACCTTGGTTGATTTTGGCAAGAATCCCTCGCTGAGATGTAAAGTTAAGATTGGAGATGATAATGATCAATACATTAATCTTTACGTCGGCCAGTACGGCGGCTACATGCAGAGCTTCGGCTTTCGAGTTGAGGGAAACACGCTTTATGGACATTCACGAGACGCTTCCGGATCAAGCCAGATTGGCCTAAAGACGATCACGGCTGGAGAAACCTTGACTCTTGAAGCCGTCTACTATTCTGGGAGCAGGATAGAGTTTTACGTTAACGGCGAGCTGCTGGGAACAAAAACCGATTACTTGCCGGACATATCTGAGAAGGCAAGTCAGATCTTTCTGTGGCTAAGCACGTCCGCCGCGGAGAATAAGACTCTAGATGTTTATTACTGGTCGGTGCATCAAGATTGGTAATCGTCCAATTCACAGATGAGAAGCCTAACCCGGCAAACCTGAAGGTGAGGACGCCAATAAGGAGGGTCATTATTAGAGGCGGCGTCATCGAGGTTGAGTTCGACGGGGAACCGGACGATAATGAGCTTGCAACTATAGCTAGGAAACTACGTAAGAACAGAATTATTCGGAAATCTAAAGAATCAGGGATGTAAAAGAGGATATGCAAAGAAAGATTTCTCGCAAAACATTGAAGGGGCGAGAGTTTTTTAGGGTTCGGAAGTACAGCCGGAAATGGGATAAGCAGCGCAACTGCTTTTTAATTAACATCACGTACGAGACTGGCGTTAAAGTTTCTCCAAGAACCGTTAAGGTTGCAGAGGCATTCGGAATCGGCGTGGATAAGAAACGGAAATTCACGATTTATGATGATGTTGAGCTGAAGATTACGCCGCGGGACATCGTTTACATTACAGGTGAAAGCGGAAGCGGAAAAAGCGTTCTTCTCAGAGCTTTAGAATGTGACATCAAGAGAGACATGAATTTAACAGCGATCAACATTGACGAAATAAAACCAGTGCTTGGAGAACCGATCATAGAGACTATCGGCGAATCTTTTGAGGAGGCGCTTGAACTTCTCAGCAGGGTTGGATTGAACGATGCGTTTCTCTTTCTACGCAGCTATGAGCAGCTCAGCGACGGACAGAAGTACCGCTATAAAATCGCGAAG